TCATGGTAGAGGATTTTGGGGCATTGTTCGTACCTACCAGTGTCTTGGTACACCAGAGATTTGTCTTGGCACTTGAATACGCACTGCTTTGCCATGAAGGTGGTGTTTTTTCCGCCGACATCTACGACATTTTGGCTTATCAGGTTGCAGGTCAGAAGGGTTGCTACTAGATGTATCACTGCCCCACCTATTTTTATCTATATGTAGATTATATATAGTTATTAGTATAATATATTTATTAGTCTTAGTCTAATTATTAGTAAAACTACTTATTAGGCAGGGCTTGGCGATACCTCCCATGCATCGCGGGCGGGCGTTTTACCTCTTTGGCGTCCGCCCATTTTGGGAAAGGAACGAGAATGTCGAATGTGATTAAGTTTCCAGAACGACCAGTGATGGATTCCACCAGCGATGCCTCAGAAATGTTTAAAGACATCGCACAACAGAACAATCTTTCACAGGCTGTGGTTCTAGGCTGGACAAAAGACGGCCAGCTTTTTGTTGCAAGCAATATGAGCGAGGGGCCAAGTATGCGCTGGCTACTGGATGTCGCTCAGGTGTTTCTTGATGAAGACATACTGACCCAATGAACATCACTTGGGTCTTTGTGGTTTACTCTATCGCGTCAGGGAATGTGCCTGACAATTATGAAGAGATATATGCCAGCTTTCATGGTAGTCTTGAAGAGTGTGCCGCTGAGTCAGTGGCGCACAACTCCATGATTGGGGCCGAATATGTTTCTGCCTGTATGCCTTTAGTGAATGATTGATGATGCAACCCCAAAAAATTAAAAATCTCATAAATAGGCTACCGCCTGAAGAAAAGGCCGACCTTCTTAAAAAGCTTGAACTCCTCAATGAAAAGAAAACGCAGGAAAAAGCAGAGCAGAGTTTTCTGGATTTTGTCGAGGCCATGTGGCCTGCCTTTATCAAAGGCGAGCATCACAAAATAATGGCTGACGCATTTGAGCGTGTGGCCAATGGCGAACTCAAACGCCTTATCATCAACATGCCACCCCGACACACCAAGTCAGAGTTTGCATCCTATCTTTTTCCGGCATGGTTTCTTGGCAAGTATCCCGAAAAGAAAATCATCCAGACTGCTCACACGGCAGAACTTGCTGTTGGCTTTGGCCGTAAGGTCAGAAACCTGATTGGCAATGACGACTATCAGAAAGTTTTTAAAGGTATAGAGCTTTCATCTGATAGCAAGGCGGCTGGACGCTGGAACACAAACAAGGGTGGCGACTATTTTGCTATCGGCGTTGGCGGTGCAGTTACTGGTAAGGGTGCCGATGTTCTGGTTATTGATGACCCCCACTCCGAACAAGAAGCGGCAGTCGGTCAGTACAACGCAGATGTCTATGACAAGGTCTATGAATGGTACACCTCTGGCCCGCGCCAACGCCTGCAACCCGGCGGTGCTATCATTATCGTGATGACACGCTGGTCAAAGCGCGACCTGACAGGACAGATAATCAAAAACTCAATCCAGAAAGAAGGTGCAGGCGAATGGGAGGTCATAGAGCTTCCAGCCATATTGCCATCAGGTAATGCGCTATGGCCCGGATTCTGGAAACAAGAAGAATTAGAATCATTAAAAGCTGAACTGCCAGTATCGAAATGGAACGCGCAGTATCAGCAGAATCCGACATCCGAAGAGGGCGCACTCATCAAACGTGAGTGGTGGCAGGAATGGACACAGACACAACTGCCACAGTGCGAAGCAATTATCCAGTCATGGGATACGGCTTTCCTGAAAACACAACGCGCTGATTATTCTGCATGTACGACATGGGGAATATTCAACTGGCCCGATGAAGACGGCAAAACAATTCCCAATCTTATTTTGTTGGACAGCTTCAAGGAAAAACTAGAGTTCCCAGAACTGAAACGTGCGGCCTATGACAAATACTGGGAATGGGAACCTGACCAGATGATTATTGAAGCCAAGGCCGCAGGCTCGCCATTGATATTCGAGCTACGCGCTATGGGCATACCCGTAACAGAGTTCACGCCATCAAGAGGTCAGGACAAGATTGCACGGGTAAATGCTGTAACGGATTTATTTGCAAGTGGTGTGGTGTGGTGTCCGCCGACAAGATGGGCAGATGAAGTGGTCGAAGAATGTGCTTCGTTTCCATCTGGCGACCATGATGACCTAGTTGACTCGACCACCCAAGCACTACTAAGATTCCGACAAGGTGGATGGATTAGGTCAACGATGGATGACTGGGATGAAGAACCAGTGTATCGTAGACCAGTAAGTTATTACTGAGGTGCAATCATGGGTTCAATTCGTAGACCTATAAACCCAGTCCCAAACATGGGT